ATAAGGATAAAACCAGCAGCACAAGGCTAAGGACTAGATTCCCTCTACATCATCTCCGAAATTCTTTTCCTTCTCAATCCTCCTTCTAATTGCCGACATTGGCTCTGCGTTTTGGGCGTGTACACCTCTTGGGATTTGTTTGATCTGCCCGCCCTTTGCCAGGTACTCTTTTATTTGCGCTTCCAGCTTCTCGCGCTCAGGGGTTTGAGTGTCTGATGCGCGTTCCAGATTGTAGTAGTACGTGTTGCTTCTCATCGCCCAGTGCTCCCGAATCCCCCCTCACCGCGCCCTGTGTTAGAAAGGGCGTCAACTTCGACGAGATCAAAAGTAGGCGCTGGAATCACTACAAGCTGGGCTACCCTGTCCCTTGCGCGTATGTAATGCCCGCCATTGCCTGCAACATAGGTCATAGAGAGTTTTATCTCGCCTCGATAGTCTGAGTCTATTACACCCACGCTGTTTGTTAGGCCCACCCCTGCTTTGCTTAAACCTGACCGGATGAAAACCAAGCCCACATACCCCTCTGGTATCTCGACTGCGATACCCGTACCGACCAGCACTGATGCTCCACTAGATACTAGCGCGTCTTCCTCTGAGTGCAGATCGAGTCCCGCAGCACCCGCTGTCCCTCTCGTCGGCGTGATCGCCGTTGTTGTCAGTTTCGTAAATCTCATTATCGCCCCCGGTAGAAAATATGGTTGTCGATTCTTGTTGTTCGCTCCAATTCCGCTGCCCACCAAGGACGGACTCTGGTCGCATGGTAGTGTGTTGCCCCACCAGTGGGGTCTCGCAAAAAGTTCCCTGCCGTTAACATTGTGACCAGCAAAGCTTTGGCGTATGCCCAATCATCGTGGATGTCCTCGCGCAGCCCGTCACACATATACGAAAACTGACACTCGCCCCTTCGATGTTCGTCCTGGGTGACTACCTCACACGCGGTGTCCGGATAGCCAGGTGCTGCCGTCCTGTGATAGATCACCCAAGCGACCGCTGCCTGGCCTTGTATAGGCTCTCCACGGGCCTCGAAGTATATCGCTGACGCGATGCAGAATAGAGAGGCGATCATTTGTCATAACTCCGCTCCTTTAGCATAGCGTCTGCTATTCGGTATGCTCTAAGCGCAAATTCGGAATACTCCGCCTGCAAGTTGCTGTCAGACAGCATCCCTTGCAGTGCTTTCGCCGCGAAATAGTCTCTTAAAGTAAGTTCTTCTTTCATTTGGTAGCCCTCATTCGCCGCCATAGGCGGGCGATCTCTTTTCGTTGTTGTGGGTCGTTTGCTCCATCAAGCTGGCGATACTTCTCTCGGATAGCGAACTTGAGAAACTCCCTCATCGCATCGCCTTCAGATCATGCTCACGCACCCAGGCTTCCAGCTTGTGCCGCACGTGCTCCCGGCTGTAGCCGAAAAATACCAAGCCGTCTGTGTCCAGGCGGAACCAATCATTCTTAATCTGTCGTATCGTCATCGCTTTCTTCCTCCTCTGGTGGGTTGCAGTGGATGCAGCCTGGGTGATCTGGGTCTCTGCAATCAGGATGCCTAGCTAAATCTTGTCTGTACCAGCGCAGGCGTAGGTTGTCGTCACACATACTGCACCGCCCCGCACTGCTTGAGATAACGATGCGGCCTGCCGAGCTTGCGTTCCAGTTCGCGGATACGCTTCGCAAGGCGGGCACGTTCGCGGTTCATCAAGGTCATAATGAAGCCCTTGGTAAATGCACTGTCGCTCAGTGGGCGGGCGCGTTTCCAAAAACCGTAGCTCATAGGATCACCATCGCGCCAACAAGAAAGGCGCAGAGAAGGGTTAGTATCATCGCTTTGGTTTCACTCACTTCTGCGCTCCTTCGGCCAGCATAAGAATGTATGCTGACACTGTCAGGCCCAGCTTGCGGGCTGCTCGCATAATCTGCATATGCTGTTCAGATGTGACGCGGATGTTTATATTCTTGTCTTTCAATTTTGGCTCCTTGGTGGTGGCCGTCTGTGGTTGGGTTGGTTTAGTCTACAGACGATTCTCGAAAACAAGTCGCAATGAGGTCGCCACTTGGATCGACAAGCCCGCAGATGCCATTGTTGAGTGTGAAGACGCAGCACATATGCCCCTGCGCTTCCAAGGCGTTTTTTAGGTTCTGCATCTCCTCAAACGATTGGAGCAGCTTGCCTTCAAAGTCCGTCATGAGCTGTATGGCTTGTTCCAGCCTTGCTGCCTGCCTTCTGGCATTTTCCACCGCTTTGTTTATGTTTTTGTCTTGCAAGTGTCGATAGATCGCGCCGAATATTTTTTGCATGGTGTTTACCTCAGTTCAGGCCGTCCGTGGCCGGGGGTGGTTAGTTAAAACTGCTGACGATGAGTTTCAAAGGCTTCCATGCAGGGTAGTAGCCAAAGCCGGTCATTCCGTTGCTCAACGTCACACGAACACTTGAATCCATCCCGCCGTCAATAATTTGCACAACTTCGGCACTGATAGAATCTAAAAACTTTTTACTTTCTTGGGTAATGTTGGTCATGGCGGCTTTTCCCTTTTGTCTCCGCTGAATTGCGGTATGTGCGTACAATAAACAATCCCCGCCCATATGTATACACATTTTATACAAATAGTTTCTATTGATTGCGGGCGGGGTGTTCTATTTTCTTTATCCACTCCCCGAACGCCTGCCATGCGGCGTCACAGCCGAAGGCCACGCACACGAACGCACCGGCCTTGAGCGATGCCTCCAGATACTCCACCTGCCCGTCTTGCCAGCGGCTCTTGGTGTGGTCGCGGCGTTTCAGCTCGCAGACGAACGCCGGACAGCCTGGGATCACAATGTCCGCCGCGCCGGGTGTCATGCCTTCGCTTTTCTGGGTCATGGTCTGCGCGTGGCTGCGCTTGCCTTCGTTGCGGGGGTGGATCGCAGTCAGCCCGTGGCTGTCGGGGTACTCGCGGCGCAGCCGTGCGAAGAACGTGACCTGCTCCAAGGACTCAGACGGACAGCGGCTGTCCCTGTGCTCCATGCTGCCGTACACTGGCAACCACTCTGGGGTTTTCATATGCTTCTGGCTCCTGATCTGGCGGCTGGTTAAATGCCAGGGTCTCGTAGAACCCGCTGGCTTGCTTTCTGTACGTTACCGTCTGGGGCATTTGCCCGCCTTGCGTAAACTGCTCAAACTGCTCCAGCCGCCGCTGTGGCCGACCGTCCAGACCCTTGGGAAGCCAGATAGAAAAGGATCGGTACTCGGTTACAAAATCCGCTTTGATGCACTCCCTGCCACTGCGGGCAATGGTGGTGCCGAACTGCAAGGACAGTACCCGGTCACACTGTATCTGCGTGGGGTCTTTCTTGTGCGCCTTGAACTCTATCCGCAACTTCTCGTTTGGGTCTACCAGCTCGGCTTTGCAGGCGCAGCAGTACCTGGCGGCAATGTCGTTGTCTTTCAAACAGCGTGGGCATTCTTTGAACGTCCAGCGGTACGAGCACTGCAATAACCGACCTCCAGGTGCTGGGTGGTACGCTCGGCATCTTCGCCCGTAGTGTGCTGGGAACCCTGCGCCCTGCTCTGTCTCTACCGGATGCCCGTCCAGGTCGAGGAAATACCCCTCGGCGCTGATCTGGAATCCCGCGTCATTCTTGCGGGCAGCAAACTCGTTCTCCACTCCGCAGTCCGGGCATTGTGCCTTGACGCTAACCTCGCCCGCCGCGCTCATGCTGGCCCGCACCTCTGGAGCGAACACATCGCCGTCCGGGCAGTGCCGCTCAATGTTCTCGGCGTAGTCCAAGATCAGGCAGTCAGCCTTGCCGGGAGACACCCGCAGACCGCGCCCGATGATCTGCTGGAGCAATCCCACGGACTCGGTGGCCCGTAGCAGTGCCACAACGTCAACGTGCGGCGCGTCGAACCCTGTGGTCAGCACGGCCACGTTGACGATGTACTTGATCTGCTGCGCCTTGAATCGACGCAGTATGCTGGCCCGCTCGCCCTTGGGCGTCCCTCCCGTGACAATTGCAGAGAGGTGCGGCGGCAGGCTTTCCATGCACTCGCGGGCGTGTTGCACTGTGGCGGCAAAGATGATCACGCCACGGCGGTTCTGCGCCTGTTCCACAACGTCTGCAATCACCGCAGAAGTCTTGCGCCCCTTCCCGACGAAAGCCTGATCCACCTCTGCCGCGTCAAACTTGCCCTGCCGGTTCAGTGCCATGCCGAGAGTCTGATACCCGTCTGCGTTAATAGAGCCAATCACCGGGGGCGTGAGAAAGCCACGGGCTATCAACTCCGGGGCGGTGATCTTGCTCACCAGACGCATAAAGTATGGGCCGCTGGTCTGCTGTTCGCTCACGGGCCTGCCGTGCTCGTCCAGCCGGTAGATGTACCCCGTCCGCATCCTGTAGGGCGTGGCTGAAAGGCCGATCACCCGCAGGTGCGGGTTGGCCTCCTGCATTCGCTCAATGATGTGCCGGATCGTGGGCGTTATGCCGTGGCACTCGTCCACCACTACGGCGCAGAACTGAGCGCCGAAGCGGTGGATTTTGTTTTTAATCGTGCCAGGGGTGCCGAACACGACCGGGTGCCGCAGCTCTTTGGCCCCTAGCGAGGCGCTGAACACGCTCGCTTGGTTGCCGGTAGCAACGTACTTCTCTCGGTTCTGGACTACCAGTTCCGCCGAAGGAGCGATGCACAGGATGTGCTTGCCCTTGCTGATCCTGTGCAGCGTTTGCGCGATGGCCGCAATGATGTGGCTCTTGCCTGCGCCGGTAGCCGCCTCTATCAGACACGGCTCGGTGCAGACTCGCGTCCAGTCAATGACGCTATCGTGGGCGGTTTGTTGGTAGTCGCGCAGCACGGTCAATCCTCCTTGTAGCCAGTAAAGCCAACAGGGTGCCTGTCCCAGAAAACATGGTCTGATATTCTGTTGCCGAACACCCCCTTTACCACTTCCACGACCACAACATTTGTCGCTCCGCGCTTTATAAAATAACTGTGCATTTCTTGAGCTGTCTCAAAGTCTCGATAAAACCCATCAGTTGCACCCGTATTAAAATCAACAATTGCAAAGACATTGCTCATTACGACAACCTCCAATAACTCGTTGGCTTCCCGCGATAGGGTTCCAGATCAACATCAGGGCAGTGCTTTTTCACAACCTGGGCATAAGACACTGCGCCCTCCCGCTCCACCTTGGTAAACGGCCTGCCGCACATGAGCGAGTCCCGCCCGTCTGCCACCAGCGCAAGCTCGTCGATAATCTCCTTCTTGCGCGTAGTGGCAAAGTCCAACTGGTCGCAGACCTCGTCATACTCGCGCAGCAGCTTTGCCACTGACGCTGTCTCGATCTCTTTGCGTAGAGGTTTCAGGTGTTCCGGGTTGTCGATCTCGGACAAGAACAACTCGTAAAACTCGCGCAATGGTGCAATGTGCTTGGTAAGCCATACGTTGTCACGATGCACAAGATCAAGGTGCGTGGTATGGCTTGCCCATTGCCAGAAGTAACACCTCTGTGCGTTGGCACACAGCATCTGCACCTGCATCTGTGCGTAGTAGTGCGGGTAATCCGAAACCGGCTTGTGCTGTGTGCCGCCCTTGGGGTCACGCATCCGGTACGGACACTTGACCTCCAGCAGTGCAAGTCCGTCCTGCCCGTCGAGCACTATCCCGTCAGGGCTTGCGCCGATCCAGCCGGACTCATGCACCATAAAGCCTACCTTTCGCACCGTGTATCCAGCGTCCATTGCAAAGTCTACAATTGCGCCTGGTTCACGGGAGGTGCCGTACTCGGTCGCCGCGTTGCCGGTAAACTCTGGCTCCGCTTTGTGGTACGAGCGCACCATCTGGCGCAGCACATCGCGGGGTTCGCGGTAGGGGTCGAGGTTGAGGATTGCTCCAACGCTTGAGGCAGTAACGAGACCCTTGCGGGCCTCGTACCACTCGGGCGTCCTCTGATCCAGATCAGAAGGGGACGCCTGCATCTCGGATGCCTCCTGTCGGTGCTGGTGCTGCCGCTGGTGCCCCGCCGGTCTTCGGTGCTACCGCAGAGACCCAGTTGCCGCGCTTGTCGTTAATCTCCCACAGCCCCAGGCGCAGCATCATCTGCTTACCAACCAGAAACTGCGTCAGCTCCGCATCACTCGGCTCGCGCTCGATCTGCATCAGCTTGCCGCCCGCGTTGGCGTCAATCGCTGCCAGCATACGCTTGGCTTTGTCGGCCTTCTTTGAGTCAGGCTCGTACACCTTCACCTTCTGGAATATCCTGCGGTTCTTGTACTCGGCTGGGGCCAGCACCTGCCACTGGAGGTTCACATAGTCTTCGCCTTCGTAGTTCTTCCAGCCTGCTTCTACGGGCGCAGCCAGCACGTTTGTGCCTTCGGGCATTGGCTCCAGATTGCCGCCACCGGATTCAAAATTGCCGCTGGTGCTTACTTTCTCTTTATCGTCTGACAGATTCCAAAATGACATATTCTTATACTCCTGCTGCTAAAGATGGGATGAACTGAACGAGCGGGTTGTGCCCTTGCTCCACGATCAAGTCTTCGCGGATGTTGTAGCGGTTCTTGCTGACGTTGGCGGCACTTGCGTAGGTCACGATGATGCGGGTGCCATCGCTGATAGCCTTCTTGCGCTCACCGTCACCTGTCGTAAAGGTTTGCAGCTTGAGGAAGCCAACGAGGTCGCAGTCGTCAACGTAAGGCGCAACGCTCTTTTTGGACAAGCGCAGGCTGTACCGGGTGTACACATCCTGATCTGGAAGCTCGATAGTCTCTGTCTCTGCGTGAGCAATAAAGACGATGTGCATTCCACGGCGCTCATTAAGCAGACCGCAGGCTTTGCGAACGCGCTGGTGCATCGAGGCCACTGCCGCCATGCCAGCACCGTACCCGCCCAGCGCCTGATTGATGCCCTTGGGCTTCTTGGGGTCGCTCTCGATAACGTGCTGGATGAACATCCGCTCCAGTGCGGTCACGGAGTCGAGCACGACCGTTTTATATTCGTGCTTGTCTTGCAGCAGAGCCATGATCTGTTCCCACAGCTCTGCTTCGCTGTGGATCAGCGGGAAGGCATCTGGGCGCATCGCGGCAGGGATTGATTGCAGGCCGTCTTCGGCTCGGATAAAGATGGGGTTGGGAAATGATGCAGCAAGTGTAGTCTTGCCCATTCCCGAGTCGCCACAGAGCGTGGCAATTACTGGCCGGTCTTCCGGCTTGGCGATCTTTTCTAAAACACTCATTGTAAAGCACCTCATTGGGCGTAGGGGCAGGAGCCTCCCTTGATATTTCCTTCTCTCCACGGCTGCAACTATATACCAGCGCAATTCCGCCTGTAAACACTCAATTGCAAATATTCTTTATTCGCCTGAATATATGCTTTAATATGGCAAATAAACCAACCACAGGAAAACCACCACCATGAAACTGGAACAGATACAGAAGGCGCTCAGTGACCGCAGGCTGATCGTCGTCGCAGAGGCCACGGGGATCAGCTACGGAACACTGCTGGCGATCCGAGATAACCCAGACGCGAACCCTGGCGTCAAGACCCTGAAGGTCATCGAGGACTACCTAAAGAGCACACGGGTATGACCAGTCATCAAGAGTTCATCGAAGCAGGCTATAAGGTCTTCGGCCTGCACAGCATCCTCCCAAGCGGGCTGTGCGCTTGTGGCTGGGACAAGTGCCAAGCTCCCGGCAAGCACCCGCAGGCTGCGAACTGGCAGCACACTCCGCACTGGTCAGATGAGCAGCTTGAGACCTTGATCGAGATGGGCCAGTTTGACACCGGCTTTGGCGTTCTCGTAGATGGCCTGCTGGTGGTGGATGTTGATGCCCGCAATGGCGGCGTCCAGAGCTACGCCAAACTGCTGGAGCGAGTTCCAGAGCTGGCAGGTGCCGGGCTGATAGTCGAGACCGGTAGCGGTGGCGGGTCGCAGCACCTGTACTTTGCACTTCCCGTCCCACAGGCACTGGTGCAGGCGCTGCCAGACTTTCCCGGCATAGACTTCAAGTCCAGCGGCTTTGTGGTTGGGCCTGGCTCACTGCATCGCAGTGGCAGACGGTACAAGGCAGTGCTCGGCACTCCTTTTGACATAGCCGCTGCCCCAGCCTCGTTGGTCGCTTTGCTGTTCCGCCCAGACCGGCACCGGGCAAAGATTGACGAGCAATGGGTGGACATATCGGACGATGAGCTGGCGGATATGCTGCGCCATATGCCCAACACGGGCAGCGTGGACTACGAGCAGTGGATCAGGGTCGGCATGGCCCTGCACCATGCCACCACTGGCACGGGCTACCAGATGTGGTGCGACTGGTCGGCACAGTCCCCGAAACATGACGAGTCGCAGATGGAGCACAAGTGGCACAGCTTCGGCAAATCTGCGAACCCGGTCACTGTAGGCACCCTGGTGCATCACGCACAGG